CGCAGCAAACGTCTCATGGTCACGATCAGCTAGCGGCAACCCAAACGCGGCTTTCAGAACGGCAATCCACGTGCGCCAGGTGCTGAGATCATCGAAGCCAACACCCAACATGCGGCGATCACGCAACGCGCGATCAATCTCAACCGCCATGATCAACCTCGTGCCGCTCATGATCTTCGCGCAATAGGTCGCTCAGCGTCGGCGTGACATCACGCGGTTTGCGTTCGACACCAAGCGTCTCAAACAGTCGACGCAGATGACTGGCACAGCGCCCGTAACTGTCCAGATCGACCGGCTCGCCAGCGGAGAGCCGTGCATCAAGCCGTTCAAGCTCGCACTCGATCGCCGCCGCACGTCGGATCAACGAGAGCTGCGCTTCGGACAGCAAATCGAAGCCGCCGGCATCGCTGGCATGGCCAAGGACAAGATCGGAAAAACGTCTTGACCAGGCGGAATTTGGATTACCGTCGATGAAGAGCTGCCTGCCGCTGGTCACCGCTGACCGCGGACGCTTCGCTCGCGTTGACGTGCGCCGACGCCCGCTAGTTAACCCTTCTCTCGCATTCTGTTGCACACCTGTGTCCATCATAAACGACCCAAAACTGCCGACCAGCACAACCGGAACCGCGACCGCCAAAATTCGCTTCGGCCGCTGCCCTGGCGCTACCCAATTCGCGGGATACACCGTAAACATCGGTCTGGCAAGCTCAAGCACGTGCTAACGTGGGACATGCTGAGCGCGCGTAGATAGGCAAACATGGGCGTTGCAACCGTTTGCGGTGGGCAACAATTGATGACAGGTTTGACCGATCAGGCGGTCAACTTTTTCCACAAAATGGAACTCTAATAAGCAGGCGCGGTTCTGCGCCGCTTGACCGATGGTGCATTGTATGTCGCACATACACGCCGACACATACAGGGAGGGATGGCGACAAATGCCGATGTCGGGCCGCTAACTCATAACCCGGAGCCCGAATGTATGTGTGTATGTTCCTATATAGCCTCCTCAATTAGCTCCCCCTCAAAATAGAGAACTAAATATACCCCCCTACATACATACATACATTCATATATAGAGAGATGATTTTATTAGGAAATTTTGTTGCCATGCAGCCTTCATACGTTTCATACCGCCTAGCTTTTTTTGATGGTTCGGAAGCCGTCCGCTGTCCATTCGATGAACCCAGCCTCGACGGACTGTGCGAGCATGTCCTTGATCTCGGCGGAGCGTAGGGCGCTGCGGACGTACTGCTGGATATCGCGGACCTTCAAAGGACCGCGGCGGCGAATGAGTTCAAGAATTTTGTTGCCCCAGGCCCGCCGTTCGTTTTCCGGCATGTAGTCCATTGCTGCGTTGGCCAATGCCAGTCCGGCGGTCCAGGCAACACCGATGCCCCATTCGATGTCGTCGCTGCCGATGCTGGCGCTGCGCCCTGAACGCCCGGCGGATCGAATGGTGGCGAGCCGAACAGCTATTTCGCCGGCGCGGGCGACGTAAGGTTTGAAATCGGATTGTTCATCCATGTACGCATCGCGCATGCGCTCGAAATCGTCATACGAGGCAGCCGCTGCTTCCGTCGCCCATGGCAGCACGTTCGGTACATAGGCGGATTCGGGGTTATCGATCTGCAGCAGGCTTTCCGGTCCCGACCACAGGTAGAGAGCCCGCAGTTTGGCCCGCAGCTGATTGGGGACCTTGCTGAGCTCCAGCTCTGGCTCGCGTGCGGCTGTGCGCACGTCTGAATTCAGCACCAGGAAGCGATTGAGAAAGCCATTGCCGATGTGTTCGCCCTGCAATGCGCCATGGAATTCCTCGGACGTTGACAGCCCGAGGATTGAGATTGCCGGCGACTGGATGATCTTCATTTCCCGGCTGGCCCATTCGGGTGTTGCCATCGGCGTGAACGAGGTGGCCCACAAGCTGCGTAGGATTTTGCTGATGGCTTGCTCGAAGCTTGACGCTTTCTTGCTGGTGATGCGGTGGAGGAAGGCGCCGTACTCGTCTTGCAGGCACAGCGCTAACGGCTTGCGTTGGATGAAGTTCAGCACCGCCGGCATAGAGATGAACTCGCTGGGTCCGATATGGCCATGAGCGTCGCCGGCCCGCATCAAGGCCATGGTCGCGTCGAGTAAATGCTGTTTGCCGCTGCCAGTGGGACCGACCGGGATGACGTACAGGTGCGTCGCCGAGCGCGTCGGTCCGGCCACCCGGCGGCCGATTAGCGTGCCGACGATCGTGACCGCGGCGCCGAGCGCCAACACACGGTTGGGCCGCCGGGCGGTGGCCACGATCCAGTCGACGATTTCGCCGATCACGCCAGGCACGTGGGTGAATGCTTCGAGCGGTTCGGACTGCGGGGCGGGTTGTGGCTTGGGTTCGGCTGGCGCGGTCGGCGGCTCGACGATCGTTGCGTTGCCGACGAAGCCGAGGCGCTCGCTCAGGAACGTCCAGGCGCTTTGCAAATCGCAGCATAATGCCACCATCGCCAGATCGAGCGGTGTGTACCCCTGGTCAGCGCCAAAGTCGCGGATACCGGCGGAGACAATCTTGAGGTTGAGGTGGCGCTTCTCCGGCGGCCGGCCGGTGGTCGACGGCCGCCACATCGGCACCGCCTCGAAACCGAGCTTGGTACGACGGCAGCGATACAATCCCAGTGCCGGCACCCAGGCTGACAGGTTGGTGAGCGCCAGGTCATTGAGCTGCCGATGCGGGCTGTCCTCGTCACCGCCGTTGCCGCGCGCCGTTTGCAACTCGGCCGATTGATAGCCGAACGGTGTCAGAGCTGCGGAAATCTTGCCGACGATATCGGTGGCCAGCGCGGGCAGCTGGTCCGGCGCCACGTCTTCCAAAGTCTCGCTACCCGTCCAGATGTACGGTTGACCGGTGTCGGGATGCATGGTCGGTGGGAGCACTGTTTGCCGGCCAGGGCCGATCAGATCGACGACACGGTGTCCGTCGATGTTCCAAGACGTCGAGGCTTGGATATGCGGCGCGTAATAAAACAACGTCTCGCCTTTGGCGCCGCGCTTCTTGATCGGCGTCGGCGGCACCACGCTCAAGATTGCCGCCACGATCTTCGGGTCATCGGTGTCGATGTCGATCGCTACTGTGCCGCGGCTGGCGGGACCGGTGATGATACCGACGCCGCTGTCGTGCTCGGCCCAGCGTGCGCGCTCCGCTTCCGGCGGCATGCCGCGCTTATACCGCCGCTGCCAATTCGACAAGCCAAGCCACTGGCCAGCGTGCCAGAAGCCCGGCCGTTTGGTGCCTGCCATGATCGGGATGGCGGCGAAGCCGCGCTCGATCAGACGCTCGCCGATCTGTGCGTAAGCTCCCATGATATCCTCAAAATGGCATCAGCTCACGCTCCGACAGCTTCGGGCTCGGCTTCTTTCGCGGCCTTCAACTCTTCGGCAGTCGGCGTCCTGATGTGGCGTGCGATGTTGTCGAGCCATCTGGCCTGCGCATGCAGTTGCTTGGCGCGCTCGGCGATAAAGAAGCCGAGATTAAGATGCTCTTCGAGGCAGGCGAGGCAGACGCAGAAGTCCTCGCCCCATTTGCCCATTATGCCGCCGCGGTAATTGCAGGCACCGCTGCAAAGGATGCAGCGCTCGAGCTCGGCCTTGACAAGTTTCAGTTCGATCTTGTTGCTCATTGTTTCCACACCTCAAGCGGTTCGTTTTCCAGGATTTTGCGGCGGAGCGCCCACTCGTAGCCGGTGACGATGCGGCGCAGGAATTCTCGCCACTGGCCGGCGTCGAGCGCCGCGAGATCGGTGACGCCGATCTTTTCCAGATACTTGCCGGCATCGGCGCCAGCTTCGAGCACGGCGCCGATCTCGTAGGCGTCCAGAATGGATTGCGGCATCCGATAAACTTTCTTTGCTGCGGCATGACATTTGTTGTCGTCACACAACCAAACGATCGGCATACGTTCGCCGCCGTGATAGCCGAGCCACACGGCATGGCGTCGGCACACCGCGCACAGCGTCGGCTCTTTGGTGGCGAAACGATCGGCAAGGTGCGTATTCAAAACGGCACCTCGTCATTCATCTCTGGCGGCGCAGGTGGCGGACGGTGCGCGACGAAGGCGCGATTGTGGCGGTTGATCTCGACTTCGCTGCCATCTGGCCGGCGTAGACGGCGCTCGACGACACGCCAATATTTGCCGTCGCGGGCGACGACGATCTCCAGCACGCGGTGCAATTCGCCGATCCGCTGTAGGGCTTGCGCCACCGTGGGCGGCACCGGAAAACGGCCGCCCATAGCGAACCACCAGCGCTCCGCCATCTCGCGCGCATAGCCGGTGCGTTGCAACGAGATGTATTCGCTATACGGCGACAAGCCGCACAGATACTCAACGCGCAGCGATGGTGGCGCCGTCCAATCGTTGAACTTGGTGTGCAGCCGGGCGCTGACTTCGGTCACCGGCAGCCAATTGCTCTGACCGCCGAGAATGGGCGTCCAGTCGGCGATGGCCGTGTGTTTTGGCTTCGGTTGCTCGCAGGGGAATTCATGGCCGCAGCAGACGCACTCGGCGGCGCGCAACGCGTTCAGCTCACCGCAGTCGGGGCAGCGCTTGGCGGCAACCGTATCGACCTTGACACCAGTAGTGTCGTCGCGCGCGCCGTCGGCCTGGTCGACGGGACCGTGGCGCATAACATTGCCGGCGAAATCCAGCACCAGACAATCGGTCTTGCCGCCCGCTTTGCGGGTGCCGCGGCCGACCATCTGCACGTACAGGCCAGTCGACAGTGTCGGCCGTAGCATGCCGATCAGGTCGACGGCCGGCACGTTGAAGCCGGTGGTCAGGACATTGACGTTGGTTAGCGCGCGCAGCGTGCCGGCGCGGAAATCGGCAATAATACGATCGCGCTCGTCGGCCGGTATCTTTGCCGTCACGGTAGCAGCGGCTATGCCGCGCTCGCGCAGCGCCTCACCAACATGTTGTGCGTGGCGTACGCCGCAACAAAATAACAGCCACGAACGTCGGTCCTGGCCACGCGCGATGATCTCACCGGCGGCGGCAGCGATGACGGCGGCATCGTCGGCTGCATCTTCCAACGCGCCAGGCACGAATTCACCGCCGCGCACGGCCACGCCGGATACGTCGATCCTGGCGGTAGTCGCCTTCGACGATAGCGGTGATAGCCATCCATCATGGATGCCTTCACCGATACCGTAGGTGTAAACCACGTCGTCGAAAATCTTGCCGTCGCCTTCGTCGAGGCGACCGGAGTCGAGCCGATAAGGCGTGGCGGTGAAGCCGGCAACGCGTAGCGTCGGCTCGAGCTCGCGCAGGCTATCGATCAAGGTGCGATACATACCGTCGCCGGCGTGCGGCACCAGATGTGCTTCGTCGATGATGATCAGATGACGGTGACCGAGCCGTTGCGGGTTGCGCCAGACCGATTGAATGTTCGCTAGCACGATTGGTGAATGCCAATCGCGTTTGCGTAGGCCGGCACTGTTGATGCCGATCGGCGCCCTAGGCCAGATCTTTAACAGGTGTTCGCGGTTTTGCGTGAGTAGCTCGCGTACGTGTACCAGCACCAACGCACGCAGTCCGGGATATTGCACGGCGATGTCGGCAATCAATTTGGCGATCAGCACCGATTTGCCGGTAGCGGTGGCCAGCACCGCGAGCGGATGGCCACCGCCGGCTTCCCAGTAATCGTCGAGCGCTTTCAGCGCGTCGACTTGATATGGACGCAGGTCCATGGCTTAGGCCGTCGGCTGCTTCCACGGAGCTGCGCCGGGACCGTTACCGGCCGCCTTTGGTGCCGGCTTCGCAGCCGGCTTCGGAGTAGCCGGAGCCGCTTGTGCCGGCTTGGTCTCCTGCGTCTCGTTGTCCGTCTCGGTCAGCGGCTTGACGCGCTTGATCTTGTTCTTGTCGTCGTATTGACCGTACTTGTCGATCTCGACACCAACCCGCACGCGCGCCGGCTTGAACTTGAAGATCTCCGGGTCCGTTACCTGCTCGTTGATCTCGAGCGCGACACAGATGTCTTTTAGCATTCGGCGCGCGATGTCCTGCGTCGTCGGATTGCTGTGCTGGTAACAAAGCTGCTTGAAGATTTGGCGGCTTTCAAAGCCGTCATCTAAGATTTTCCAGATCAACGCCAGCATATGTCCGTTGCCAGATTTAGGCTGGGTGATCGTAGCCTCGATAATCTCCGCAGTGTATTCGCCGGCGGGGATCGGCGTGTAGTTCGAACCTTCTTGTTCGTCGGGATTGAAGAAAAACTCGTCGCTCATGAGATTTTGTCTCCTGTTGTTGATCGCACTGTTGATTTTCCCGGTGCGACCCTCGGGAAGAGCGGCGCCAGCGAGGTGCCGACGTCGAAATCCTTGGGACAGAGAATTTTCGCGGGCAGATCGAAGCGCGATTTGGCGACGAAGGCCGGTCGACCTTCGAAGTGAAGCCAACGCGCCGAGCCGCCATCGGCGCGGTTCCGTTTTTTGTTGAAGCCGGCGTCCTCGCTAATCACCGCGACGTCGGTGGCGAGGAACGCGATCACGTCCATCTCGTCTTGCACAAGCCCGCGGGCGCGTTTGTGCACACGCAGCTGATAGGAAGTGTAGGTCGGCGCGCGCGGATCATTGACCGTTTCCACAGCGCTATGTGCCAGCGACACAGTCGCCATGCCGCGTTCGCGCCGCAGCCAGTCGAACCCCGCGAGGAAATCGCGCCACCACTTGTCGGCGATGACATAACCGCGGCCATAACCCGGTGCTTCGACCGATGTCCAATTGTTGGTGTTGCAAACGTCGGCCCAGATCAGCCCTTCAAGCTTGTCGAGGCTGTCGAGCACGACGGTCTTGTAGCCGTGCGGCTCGCTGCCAAGAGCCGCAAGCGCGTCACGAATATCGGCGTAGGTCTGCAGCAAGCCGAACGTCGACAGCTTCAGTCCGCTCGGTGTGCCGTCTTCAGTCTGCAAGAAAACCGGCTTGGGAAACTTCGCCGCCAACGAAGTCTTGCCGACGCCGGGAAGGCCGTGGATGAGAAGCCGCGGGGGCAACGTTGCCTCGGCTTCGCGGATGTTGGCGAGGGAGATCATGCTTCCTCGCTTTCTAACTCGCGCACGATCGTGTCGACCGCGTCGTCGCGGTCAACGTGATTATCGATAATGTTTGCGAGATCGTCGGATAGCTTGCGGCGAAGATCGCCGAAAAACAGCCACCATTCATGCACTGAGCGACGCGGCATCCGCGGGTCGGCGCGCAACGCGGCGATTACGCCGTCGACGAAATGGTCGGTTATCCCGTCAGCATCGCTCTGGTTGAGGCAGCGGAGCAGCCATGCAGCGTCGCGGCAAATCCAGCGCAGCTGCTCTTCGCGATCGACGGTATCGGCACCGTCAGTCGCCTGTGTCGCGCTTGCGTTTGGCGAAATTGAAACTATAACCACGGAACTTACCCCTTTCTGCTGATCCGAGGTCCGGCGCCATTTCCTTCTCACGGGAGGCGCCGGGTCTCGGTGTGGGTGCCGCTCTTGATGACCGTTACGGCGCGGAGCGACACAGCGCGCCGGACGGAGCTTCTACGTTTTTGCGATTTCAGCTTGGGCGGCCTGATTGCGCTCGGTCGCGCGTTTCTTAGCGGCGGCGAGTCGGCGGCGGTGAATTTCGATCAGCTGCGCGCCGGTATAGGCGACGGCCCGGCCGCTCTCACTCAGCGGAATCGGCGGTGGCAGCTCACCGCTTTTCTGCTTTTCGTGGATTTGGGAGTGACGGTAGCCGAGGTACTTCGGCCAAACTTTAGGTCGGAAAATCTCGGCGGGATCAACGGCAAGGTCGTCGTCACGCAATTGAAATTTCATGTCCGCTCCGTTCCGAAATGCATCGGATCAGAGCGTCTATATCCAACCTAATTTTTAGGAAGTCGACTAGCTAGTTGCCGTCGCATTGTCGTTATCGTCGATGACGACAAAAATAATTGCACGATCGTCGTCGACGACAAATTTGCTAGGCGGGCTTCTGTTTTTGCGGCAAGTAGCCGGCAATAGCGCGGCGCTTCAACTCCGGCAGTTTCTCGGCTCTGAGCCGGATATTTACTTCTTGCTCAATCTCTCCCGCGTTGCCATAGGGTGTTTTGCGGGGATGCGGATTTGTTTTCATCACATCCGCGATGATCTTGGCCGTCTGCTCCGCTATCGTTTGTTTTCTATCCGTGGCAGCGCTCGTGCGAAAGCGGTCTCTGATCTTGTCATCTATGCCCTGGCTGGCGATGACACAGGTTGCACCTAGCAGCTCAAAAAGTTTGTACAGATGATGTTCTTGTTCATGCTCAAATTTGGCGCTGGCACGGATCAAGCTTGTCAGTTCCTGAACTGCACCGGAAAGAATGTCGTGTTGCCGAGCAAATAATTGACGCTCGCCCTCCTTGAGCTTTTCATCGGTCGCAGTGTCGGCCGCAAGTTTCAGCAAAAAGCGCACGAGCTCATCTAAGTGCTGCTGGCTTGTGCCAGGGCACATGGGGTTGGACCGCGACGTCTTGCTGAACCGCTCAGCTCTCAAGCGGAGCTCGCGCGCGCTCACCGTGACGCCCGCATCGGTACAACATCGCCGACTTGCTGCACCGGCGATGAGTCGCAGAACTTCGCCCATTCGGCCATTAGGCGGACGCGCTTAGCCAGCATGTCCTTGCGCCGATAGGCGCGCTCGATCTCGTTGCCCGGCGCGTGGGCTAAACTGATCTCGATGGTATGGCTGCTGTGCGCCGTCAATTCGTGGGCCCAATCGCTGAAGCAGGAGCGAAATCCGTGGATCGTGACGTCTTGACGGCCAAGGCGCTTCATGACGCGCGCGAATGTCATCTTGTTCAGCCCGGTACCGGCTGTCGCGCCGACGAAGACGTGAGGATTGTCCTTCTCACGCGGCAATTCGCGCAACAACCTGATGGCAACTTCGGACAAAGCAACGCGGTGCTCGCGGGCGGCTTTCATGCGGGAGGCGGGCACCGTCCACGTTGCCGCGTCGAGATCGATCTCGTCCCACTTGGCGCCGATCACCTCGCCGGTGCGCGCAGCAGTGAGGATTAAGAATTCAAGTGCGCGTGCGGCGATACTGGTGCGCTCGCGCAAGGCCACCATGAACGCCGGCAGGGTGTGATAATCCAGGGCACGATAATGCACGATCGGCGCGATCTTGCGCGCCGACGGCAATACCTGATCGAGATGTCCCTTCCATTTGGCCGGGTTGGTGCCGGCCGGCCGATGGCCACGGACCACACACCAATCGAGTACCGCCTCAATGCGGTTACGCACGCGATCAGCGGTGGCACTCTTGCTCGTCCAGATTGGCTCCAGGGCGCGCAGCACGGCACCTGTGTCGATCGTGGCGACGTCCATGTCGCCGAGGACCGGAAAAGCGTAGGCCGTTAGCGTGCTCAGGAACTGCTCACGGTGGGCGACATTGCGCCAGCGCTTCTCGTTCTGATCAAAATAGCGCCGCGTCGCTTCGCGGAAATTAAGCTGCTTGGCCGCGGCGAGCTTGGCGGCGGTCCGGACGGCGTGCTTTTGCT